CGCGCCCAGTACTCAGCCACAAGGTCGCCGATAGCAGCCATTGGGTCTGCACGGTCAACCGAGAGCGCTTTAGCTAGGTCATTGACGCCCCATGCGCGACCACGCATATGCAGGCGAGCCACATCGCGACCAGAGGTGATTTTGCCCGGCGTCAACGCTTGGCTGTCAGACAGGATCTCATCATCACCGGTCAGGTCGTTGAAGAACGGCATATTGATGGTGACGCCGCCAGCCTGAGCAAGACGGTTAAGCTCAGCGTCATTCGAGACGATGCCGCCCATGTAAAAGCGCGCCATTTCAGAGGTGCGGTTAGTGAAGTAGGGGTTAAACACTTCAGGGACAATGATGTCCGCAATTTTAGTAGACATAGCGTCTTCCTTTAGGTCAGTGGTCTAAGTATGGGATCGGCGCAGCCGTAGAGATGGGACGGCGGCGCAACCACCGACCCCAGGATTTGTTAGGCTCCAGCTTCTGCTTTGAGCCGTTCAGCTTTGGCAGCGTCTTCGCGAGTAATGCGACCCTGCTCAGTTAGGTTGAAAGTGTCTTTCGCCCAAGGGTTGTTTTTGGCACCGGCGGCACCGTTATTGCCGGGAGCGCCTGTTCCTTTAGGCTGCGGGAAGATGTAAGGGTGCGACTCTCGTAGTTGCTCTGACGCCCACTCCTCAAACGTGAGCGCGCCTTTCTTGCCGGTGACGATATTGCCGTCCTTGTCGCGCAGTACCGGCTCGCCGTCCTCAAGCTGCCACTGGCTTTTAGCCAACATCTTGACCACATCCAGCGCTTCGGGGATAACGCCCGCCTTTGAAGCGGCGGCCATGGCGCGGTTGTCCACCAGCTCTTGGGTCAGCTTCTGCTCAAGCGTACTGGCTCGATTAGTAGCCTCCTCAAGCTGCTGCTGCCAAGATTGCTCAGCGCTCTTGCGCTCGGCGTCCCACTTCTCCTTGTGCTTTTTGATGATCTCATCGGTTTTGCCTTCGGCGGCCAGTCGAGCCATCTCGTCATTTTCGAGGCGGTCCATCATGGCTTTAACATCGTCAGGCGTGCGGTCACCAAAAGCCGACTGCAGGCTTTGCAGCGTGCCCTCCATCTTGGTAGAGCGCTCTTGCTGCTTCTTGAGGTCGTCCAGCACCTTCTGCTTATTGGCCTCAAGGCCAGCGCGATCCTGCTTGATAGCTTCAAGCACCTGCTGACGCTTTTCTTCATCCTCAATGGACTGGGCAAGTAGTTCTTCGAGAGTCATACATCCTCCGGGGCGCAGCCCCTATTGATTCACCCGGCGCAACCGGGCATAAAAAAAGCCGCCCGTAAGCAGCCTATTAGTAAGAATTGGGTTTATACCGTCGCCACGGTCTTGCCGTTGGCATTCATGATCCAGGCTCGGTCTTCGGCATAGATGTAGCTGGTAACAGTCGCATCATCTACCGACTCGTAAACAATCGCGGCGCGAGGGCTCTCATAGCCAGGGTCTTTGACTTGGCCCGAACCCATCACAACGCCATCGCTCACCATCTGCCTATGCTCGTTTTCTAGCGTCACGCAATGCGCCGTGAACTCCGGCTCACCTTCTCGATGAATCGAAATTTCGCCCATTGCTGGAATAACGCGATAGCCTTCGTCTTTTGCTTCGATCTTGATAGTAAACATGCTGCTTCTCCTGCTTCGGCTACGAAAAAAGCCCCGGCGAATGCCAGGGCTTTGGTAAGAGGTATTACTTGGTGATTAGTCGTTTAGCGAACCGAGCCTAAGCTGCACGGCCAGACTCAACTCCCAATTCATCCGCATGATGATCAGGTCGTGAAAGGTAGCAATGCCCGCTTGTTGCCGCTGCCAGCATTGCCACCAGGTGAGAAATTGAGCGTCGGCGGGCTCAAAATTCCCGGTCATAGGTAACGCACCGGCTCACAACGCTGTAATAGAAGCCAAGGTGCTTGTGACGCTCGCAAAAAATCAGCTCAGCCTGGCTTTGCGACACGCCTTCATCTCGAGCGATAGCTTCAACTGAGCCAGCCACTTTGACAGCAGCGTCAGTCACATTGCCGGGAAGGTTGTCATAAGGGCCTTTGCATTGGCTCGCCAGCCTGAAGTCTTCTTCCGTAAACGTTGCCATGTTCAACTGCCCCCTTTGGAAAAGGGGTTCAGTTTACCCTATGCGGCGTCGCCAAACACCTCGCGGAAATCCTTCGCGTGCCGCTGGCGAAGCTCCGCTATCGTGTAGCGCGTACCGTCAGCCCGGATCATCTGGTTGATGCTGATCTTGCCCTCCTGGAACAGCTTATACCGGGTAGGCCCGAAGTACTCCCGGGCAAAGGCCGCGTTATCGGGTCGCTTCAAGAACTCGCTCATGGAAGTGGAGGCCCGCATTTGGCCAACCATGCCTTCCGGTCGCTTGTCTTTAGGAATGGTGCCGATTGGCTGGAACGCCTTCACGAAAGGCCGATTGCCAGCGATGCGACCTCCGAAGTAGGGCGCAATGATCGATCGACAGCCGTAGTGCAGTGGCGGACGAGGGTAGTTAGTGCCGACCTTGTAGGTCGTCGCATCCAGGCTTGAGCAGCGCAACGTCGTGCGGCCGTCAATCGTGGCCACAAAGATGACTTCCTCGACGCCAAGCGCCTGATAGGTTTCGTCATATGCCGTGTTGGCTAAGTGCGTGCGCCCGGTTCGGACCAGTAACTGAAGGTTATTCCGGGTCGTTTTCAGCACCCCGTCGGTGTAGTTCATCGACTTGGTGCCGCGCAGCGCCCTGACTATCTGGTCGTTGGTCTCTCCCTGGCTAACGCCGTCCCGAATCCTGCTAATCACCCGGGCCTTGGTCTCGGCGCCAACCTCTTTCAGCGCATCCTCGATAAAGATGCCCATCGTCGGCGTATCCATCGCCAGTCGGTAGACGGCTTTGGCGCTGACCGTGGCGGTGGGCGCATCCTGCAGCGCTTCTTTCAACAGGTCGATGATGAAGTCCGACTCTGTTTCGGCAAACTCCTCAGCGCCTTCCTGCCATGTGGCGGCTATCGATTCGCCGAGGGCTGCCGCCCATTCATCCAGGAATTTGACGACGCCTTGAACGCGTGTCGGCAGGCGGTCCATGCGCTGGCCAGCTCGATATCGACTCAACGCGCGAAGCTCGCCCGCCGTCAGGTTGTCGAGGCGATCCAGCAGTTCCATGCCCAGCTTGCGGCCCGCCTCGCCGACGACGCTGTTCATGTCCGCCACTAAGCCGCGGTTGTTTCGCTCCACGGCTAGCGCGTTGCGCAGGATGGCATCGAATACCTTCTGCTGGGCTCTCTCGATTTCGTCCATCAATCAACCCCTTCGGGCAGTGGCAGGCCTCCTGTTGTCATCAGCGAGATCAACTCTTCGTCGCTCTTGTCGGTCAACCCTGCTTTGCGCAGTGACTCGAACAGCACCTCGTTCGGAGCGCGGTCCGACTGCACGATGTTGTAGACGACCTGGAGCATGGCGGCGTCGACTTCTTCCTTGCTGAATTTCGGGATCACTTTGAAGATGACCTGCTTGGTCACTTCGGCGTCCTTCATGCCCATCCAGTAAGCGATGTAGCGAAGCATCTGCTCGACGGCCTCGGCAGCGGTGACGCAAACGCTGTAGAGCGCCGAGTGCTGGTCGTTTTGTCGAGCCTTACGCGCCTCGCCCGACTCTTGACCGCCAATATCGATCACCTTAGCGCCTGACTCAGCGGCGGCGTTCTGCTGATCCTGCATCGCTTTACGCAGCGCTTCGATGCCCGCGCCCTGGAACTCAAGGTAACCGCATGAGCCGCCTTCCGGCAGCATCCATGCGGCCATCGGGCCAGTAACGCGCATATCGCCATCACCATTCATGGCAATCCATGGCTGCGGATGAGCGGTGTAGTGGAGCGATGTGTGGTAATCGGCGCTTAGCTGGTAATACTTAAGCGCCGCCTTAGCCATCGTTTGCAGCGGGATCTCGTCAACGTCGGGATTGTTGTCGGTGCTGCCTGCGAACACGACCGGGATAAAGTTCAGCGGCGTTGACTGACTGCCGCCAACTAGGCCGGGGTATTCCGCTTCTTCGATCTCGCTACCGGCATCATTCAACAGACGCACGCGGTACTGATTGTCGATCAAGTCTAATACACGATAGACCGTCTCATACTCGGGCTTGAACTCATCGGCGCCGCCGCCTTCCTTGAGGCGCTTCTCGCTGAACACCACTAGCGTTAGGTCTTGGCGACCGCCAACGTTCGATGTGAGCCAATTGGGGGCCGTCTCGGCGGTGTAAGTGGCGATGTAGGGATTGCCTGCGTCGTCGAACTCAGCCAATAGCGGTTTGCGGCCCTTGGTCAGCAAATCAGAGACGATGCGAAGGTAGAGCTGCTTTAGCCCGAACCCATCGCAGGTGGCCTCATGCTCCAACGCCTTCATACGCTCAGGCAGGACGATCTCCGGCTCTTGCCTCGACACCAAGCCGACCATCGTGCGAAGCGAGTCTTTCACCCACAGCGGATATTCGGCGCGGCGCTTGTAAGCGAGGTAGAGCTGCTTGGCCTGTTCAGGCGATAACGGGCTGTTATCCGTCGCTGCCAGGGATTCAGCCTCGATCATGCCGCTTGTCTTGGGCAGATAGGTAACGCCACCGCCGGAAATGGCGCGCGGCCCGATAAGGGCGTCTTCCATTTCCTGCCATTCTTCGAGCATGGCGGTATATTGCGAATTCTGCGAAGTGACCGCCATTATCAGACCTCTTCAATCAGTGAGTAATCACCCAAGGCCACCAATGCGCTTCATTCCAGCGCGTGGCTTAGGCTTACGGTTATTAGCGACTGCGAAATATCTAAAACTATCACTCGCATGGCTTGACCAGTCGTGCAGCGGCTTATCCTTCCAGCAGCCGCGTTTGTCGTCCCATTCCTTGCGGTAGTTTTCCAGGCAGAGGATGCCTTGTTCAGCCTTAGCCAGGTCAAAGGCGCACTTGGGCAGGATCTCGCGCACCGCTTCAATGCCTTCATCGATGCCTGCTTTGGGCACTACGTTGAACTTGATGCTGTAGCGGTGGCCGTCGATCTCATAGCCTTCTTTGGCCATATCGCGGCGTGACTTTCCATCACCGCCAAACTCGCGGTTCTCAATGTCGTGAGGCGCCCAATGCTCGTCATACGTGTAGCCGCGATCTTTCAGCACCTTCATGTAGTGCCGCAAGCCTTCGCCGCTGTTCTCGTAGTAGTCGACAATGTGGTATTCAGTGCCGACCTTGCGAACGAACCAAATAGAGGTCGAATCGCCCACGCCAATATCCCAGTAAGTGGATACCGGTAGGTGTGAATTGTCGGGAATCTCGCCAATGCGCTGCTGTGAGTAGAGCTTGGCAAACTGCTTGGCGTAGTAAGCGCCCTCAACCGACTGCTGGAACGCCTCAGCGGGTATCGACGGATACTCGCGCTTCATGTCGTCGCCTAGCGTGCGCTCTTTGGCGTGGTACCAAGCCTTTTGGCCAGCCGTTACCTTGATGCCGTGCTTAATCTCAAGCTCGGTGAAGTAATCAACAAGGCGCTGCGGTAGCTTGCGGTCAGTCTCCAGCGAGTAGGCCGGATTCATCCACCATGAGAAGAAGAAAAACTTCCAGTCCAGGGCAGTGAGTGGCGTTTGGGATAGCGCTTGTTTCTCTGCCTGCTGGCTGTACTCAAAGAACGATCCAGCGCGGCCCTCTGCGGTTGACTCAATCGTGACAAAGCATTCGTCAGAGACGGCCTCGAAAGCACCGGTAACGATCTCCCGCGCCTTGTCGGGGAACTTGGCGCATATCTTTCCGAACTCGGAAACATGAAGATAACGCAAGGTGCCGCCACGAAACGACGTGCTGATATAAAGCGAGCCGCCTTTAGAGAACACCAGCTCACCAGCGGCGTCATTGCTTGCCGGGTTGGCCTGGCGTATCTCGATGGGCAGGTGCTTGTAGGCGTATTGGATCTTTTCACGGAATAGGCGCTTTGCATCGTTCAGCGTGTGGGCAATCAGGGCACACTTGGCCGACTCGAATAGCGCTGCATCAAGCTGGATGATGCATTGCTCAGTGGTAAAGCCAAGCTGGCGTGCTTTCAAGATCAGGTTGCGCGTGTGCATGCCTTCGTAATACGCCAGCTGCTCAGGCGTCATGCGGAAGCGAACCTTCTTGCCGCGCTTATCGGTGATGAAGTAGAGGTTGTTTAGCCGAAACAGCTTGTCCCCGAGCTTCTTTAGGTGCTCAGCGGTCAATGCCATGGCTTATGCCTCTTGGGATAGCGCGTCCATCAAGTCGGATAGGGCGCCTGTGTCTTTATCACCCTGAACGTCATCAAGGTTGTAGGCCTGACGCTCGCCTTTGATGACCTTCAGTTGGGCGTCTACACCTGCGTTAAGTGATCGGGCAAAGTCGTTGTGGTTGCTAGCGTCTACTTCCATATCGCCCAGGGCATTCATGAGCTTCGTTGCTATGCCGCGCCACTGCGATAAATCTTGGCGATGATGCAGGACTATAGCGGCTGCTTCAGTAGATGCCTCTTCGATTATTTCGGCATCGGTAACCACTCTTGGTTGGTTACCGTTAGTGGTTACCGCCGTGGTTACTTTCTGTTTCGTGGCAGCCCTCACCTTATCGGTAAGATCTCGCTGCCAGCCCTCTTTCTTTGCTCGCTTTAGCACCGTGGCGTGATTAACGCCATGCTTGTCAGCGATAGCACGTACAGACAAAGAGCCAGCCCGGAAAGCTGATTCTATTGCCTCCCAGTCTGGCTTCTTGCTCATATCGTTACTCCGCTGCCAGTATCGGCAGAATCTTCTCGTTGGTGTTTTCAAGCCATTTTGAGACGCTAGGCATCAAACCGTACATTTCTTGATCTATCCACATAGCCAGCGCTATCTCGTACTTGCATCGTTCCAGGATGCTCATAGATACCCGAGCCTCTTTTATCGAGCCGCGAACAGAAGGGCATCCATCGTTTCGCTTCATAAAAGTCAGCAGTAGGTCGCTAGGGCATTTCTTTCCCGGCCCCGCCATCCACGGCTGCGAGCTGTGCGCTTTCCACATATCGTCGCCGCCACCCATTAAGTTGAGCAGACTGCTTCGGCGCATCCGTATATGTCTACGCTCAGCCGCATTAAGGTCGGCCGGATCTGATTCAAGAATAGCCACGCGCCACATACCGTGGTTGTCGGCAAGCCATTCACCAAGCATCTTGTTGTGGCACATCGAGGGGGATGTATAGATCTGCAGCCTGTTAGCGGGATTAATAGTTTTCCCGACATACACAACGCGACCGTCGCCAGGATCTACTAGGCCGTAAACGATAGGGCTTTGAATCTTTCGCGCTTCTTGGCGAGTTAATACTTTCATAGCTATCACCGTATAGCTGCACCGATTGAGGGTGCAGGGCAACGAGTCGGTGAACTCGCTTTCGGATGGCCGTCCTAGCCCTGCCTCTTAATTATAACACGAACGATAGTCGGGAAAATCGCTCATATCATCGCCTTATCATCAACAAACCGAGACTGCCGTGCTGTCAGCGCGACAGCCTCCGGGGCAGCCTTCTTGGTCATGTCGTTACCTATTCATCAGCGAGGGAATAACCTTCATCAAAAGGCTTTGTGGGCGACCATGACTCATATCCATCGGCATACAGCACGTAAACGCCCGGATCTTCTTCACTTCCATGGAACCTATCGCCCCATCCTGCTTTTGCGTGGAAAGGCCCGAAGCCATCTTCTTTTGGCGCAATCGTCGCTGAGCCATCCTTGTGAATTTCAACGCCTGCGATATGTAGCGCCCGCACTTGCTTGTGACAGTTGTATAAGGGCAGTTTTTCCATGTCGTTACCTATTCGTCGCTATCTAGGCCGGTGGCCGTGGCATAGTCATAATCAGCCAGCCGCTCAAGGTGGCTAAGCTGCAGGGCGCACAGGCTCTTGAGGTGATCGTCAAGGATCAGCGCGGTGCGGTCTTTGCTCTCGCTGGCAGCAGCAGCCGTGCTGCTAATAGCCGACTCTAGCGCGTAGTGTTCGGGCACGCCGACTTGGCCGATAGCAAAGGCCAGCGGCTCGCTTTGGGTTTTATCGTTCATGGTGGTTCCTCAGCGGATAAGCATTAGAGAGCGCCCAGGAAAACGGAACGCTCTTTGATGCGTATCTACGCCTCGCGGCGTGGTGACGGGTACCGTAGCCCGCCTCGGAGATAGATCACCTCCCATGGGTCAGCTAGTCACCGCTGGTTATCATCAAAGCCTTGGCCATCTCCAGCATCCCAACGCATGAGACAATGTCGTCTGCCTTGCGGCCCTGGGTGCAGGTAGAGATGAGATCGGGGTCTTTCTCGCAGTCATGGACTACCACCAGAAGTGACGGCTGGTAGTCACCTGCTTCTATCTCATTGGCCAGGGCGCGTAGCGAGGCGGCGATGTCTTTGCGGTACTGCGGGAGCTTTGCGTCAATTGGGGCGACGTTAACCATAAGCACTCCAGATTAATGTTTGCGCGACCGATGCCAGTACGCGGACATGAGGAAAGCGCCCACAATCCAGCGAACGCGCACCCAGGCCGACATGCGTCTACTCGCACAGCGAATCAAGCATCGCGCCTTGTTCATCGCTAAATGCCCACAGTTGGTTGATGTACGTCTCAATGCGCCGGTACTCTGCGTCGCCAACGGCATCCCACAGCTCGCCACGGTCGATCTCGGGCAGCGCGGGCTGCGGCGGTGGCGTGCATTGGGGGCGAATCTCCACGTACTCAGTGCGGGCGCAACCGCTAACGGCGAAAATGACCGATAGGGCGCTCAGTAGAAGGGCGTTGATCGGCTTCACGTTGGGCCTCTTGCGATTCTTTGCGGGCCTTGGCCCTGGCGTTGTCGATGGCTCGCTCGGCTTCGAGAACAGCGCTTTTGCTCTTGGCCTCGGCTTTGGCGCGACTGGCTGCTTCTTTGGCTCGATCACGCTGTCCGCCGGTATACAGCAGCGCAGCACCGAGCAGACCAATAATCATCAGCAGAAAGCCGGTGATCTTCGCCCATAGGTTACTCATGGATATTCGCCTGCTTAATCACGCGGGCCACAGCGGCTGCCACGGCAACGATGGACGACAGCGCGGCAAATGCACCTGCTGGGATGACTTCAGACCACAAGGGCAGCGACGCCTCAGCAGCAGCGAGCGCAGCAGAGATAGCCGCCAGGCGTACTGACCACATTTTTGATGCCTGGCGTGCATTTGGAATCAGTTTCATTTCTTCGCTCCCCGCACACGATCAGCAGCCGCCATCAGAATAACGTCAATGCTGCGAGGCCCTGCCCAGCCGCACACGCCAGCAATCGCCGCCGCTGGCCAGCCATCTAGGCCGAAATAGACGTTTACGCCCGCAGCCATAGTGATCATGACGACCAGCGCAGGCGCATCAAGCCACAAGCGGCGCGTAAAGAATCGCTCACGCTCGCCGCTCTTAACTTCGTGCGCGATTTTAGCGAGTAGACCCATAACGACTGCCACTGACGTGCCTAACGCCAGCAACACCTCCTGTATCAGTCCGGAATTTCGCCATGGCATTAGGCGCCCCCTGTATCAATTTCGGAATAGAGCGAAACAGCTAAGCGCTCGCCGTAGTCGCTCTCTACGTCATTACGCAAGTTGACGATCCGCTTGAACCATCCGTATGCGAAATCCTCTTGCCGCTCGTCACGCTCAGCGAGGCCACGGCAGAACGCGATGCGCACGCCGTTGATTGACTCAGCCAGGACATATACGCCAGCGCCGCCACGCGCCTTGCGGTAATCGGCTAGCGCGTTCAGCGTGGCAGGGCCAATAGCACCATCGACTTTGAGATCAGGAAATAGCTTGCCGCGAGCGTTCAGAACGTTGAGTGTGCGCTGCAACTCCTGGGCAGCGCGACCTGGGCCGGAATGAACGCCGAAATCAAACAGGTATTCGGCAAGCGTTGCGCTAATCGGCGCGATACGATCCAGGCGGATGCTGTTCCAGTAGCGAGCCTCGTAGATTTTTACCGCCAGGGAGCGGGGAAGGTTGCGCATATCGCCGTGGTAGCCGTTCTCACGCGCTACCGCTTGAGTAATGCCGTAATTGGTAGGGCCGCCGCGATCAGACTTATGCGATACGTAACCACCTTCGCGGTCGATGACCGAGGCCACCAACCGTTGTTTTAGGCTGGTAGCCATTGGACACCTCGGGAATAAAAGAGCCGCCAAGGGGAGGGCGGCAAAGACCGTCGAAACAGGAGCAGGAACGAAAAAGCCCGCGCTTTGGCGGGCTGGATCGGAAAGCAAAAAGGCCCGCCGGTTGGGGCGAGCCTTAGAATCAAGGGCTGGTGAAGCGCAATTTGTCCAGCGTAGTAATTACAGCTTATATTGACCTTCAAAACTTTTCAAGCAGCTTGTCGGCAAAATTCACGATATTTCTTATTAGTTTCCCGTATCTTCTTTGAAATAGGCTCCATCGCGTCACTTTCAAGAGAGTGGATGATATCGCCAATGCGAGACCATACTTTATCCCAGCCGTCACGCTGCCAGTTATCCGCCACGATCTTCACGCCCATGAACTCCCGGCAGTAGAAGCAAACCTCTTTCGGCTGCCACAGCGGGCGGCTTCCGTCCATGTCGTTACGATCCTGCATCATGCGGGCCTGTATAAGCGCCTCTACGCGCTCTTTGCGTGCGGTGCGGTAACTACTCCACTCTGGCGTTTTCGCTACGTACAGCTCAAGAATGGCCTCGGCTACGTCATCTAGGTGCTGGTTAGCCGCACCAGTGTCCGCTAAACAAAGCCAATGCCCAACGGAAGCCAGCAGGGGAGACTCCCGCTCCATGCGTCGGATGGCGGAATAAACGGGCGTGTACTCATCCCCAAAGCAGCCGCCACTCTTGGCCCCGCTGGTCTGCACCTTTGCGCCTGCCTCTTCGAGATCGGCTGCCGCCTGGGTGCGTATACCCGATTCGAAGGCGTTTGCCCATGAGACGCGAGGATTACTGTCCAAATAGCTCATACTGCCCCCTTATGCTTTTCCGCAATGCGCCGCGCTTCATTGCCGTTCTGTGCGTCACCAATCTCTTTTCCGCTGCAGTACACCGTGAACAGATCCGCGTCACCCAACGTGAAGCGGCTAATCTGGTAGTTGCCGCAATCGCTGACGATAGCGCGGTCATTGGCCTTGTCCTTGAGCTTCCACTTCACGCTGCCACCTCGCCAACTGGAATAATCTCGACCCACGTTCCCGTTGCCGCCTTCCGGTCAATCTCTGGCGGCTCCATGATCACGCGGCGCACGTACTGGCCCCGGTCATCGGGAAGCAAGCCAGCGGCGACCAGTCCGTCCTCAATATGCTTGACGTTGATCGAGTAGTTGCTGGTATCTCGGCACGGCACGCCTTTGCCCAGGCGAGGGCGAAACACGATATCGACCTGGCCGACGATAGGCTCGACCCCTTGGCAAGCAGACTTGCAGGCCCAGGCTGCCGCCTTTACCTGCCGACGCCGCTCTTGGTGGTGAGCGCGAATCGCTTTATTGGTCGAGTGGGCTAGGTAGGGGATAAATAGGATCATTTGCGCGCCCTCATAATCCGGTCACAGTTGCGGTCGTGGTTAACGCACATAGCTGCCTTTGCGCCTACGTCGGCATATTGCTTGCCGCCGCCGATGCGGTAGAGGTATTGGCGAGTAACCGGACTGCCTAGCCGCTTAACAACAATCGCATCCCTCACTGCTCAAGCTCCTTGGCCCGCTTGGCGCTGGCGATGATGTCGTTCATGTCCGTTTCGAGGTCTTTGTGCCCACGCTGGCCGGGCGCCAATGCTTTGCTTGATATGGTTATCACTCCTCGCCCTCCATT